CACCACCACCACCTCCATAATAACTAATAGGAGTACCAGCTGATCCACCACTACCACCACCACCAACTACTGTAATTTTAAGTGCAGTAACGCCAGTAGGAATAGTAAATGTTCCACTAGAAGTAAATACTTGACCTAGTATTCCTGGTATTGGAGTTGATGATGTGCTTTGTGTTGTTGCATCGCTAAACGTGATATTTGGGGTTGACCCACCTAATGTAATTGCCATGGACTATCCCTCGTACTGAATGTTGATTGAACCAGCGTCAAATGTGTCTGTGCCGTTTACTGTAGTAATGCGAATGCGGTCTAAAGTTCCTGATAATGTTCCTGTACTTCCGCCGCCAATTACCGCATATCCAAGGTCACTTCTACCTAAACTAAATGAACAATTCCACACATTTGTAGTTGTTTGTGTAAGCACTACAGAACCTGAAATTAGTACCGTTGACGCATTATTACCACCCAAACCAAAACCAGTTGTATAGTTTGCTCCTGTTACCACATTAGTACCACCAACACTAACACCTGAGCCCAAATATCCTGTAGTTTGTATTGAACCAGCTCCAACTTGAAGCAGAACAACTGAAGAACCATTTGTTGAAACTTGTTGGAACATTACAGTAATGCGCTTTACCCAACTAGGAATACCAGTAAAATCAATGCTTGTTCCACTTGTAGAGGCTTGTGCTGTACCGCTAGTAATTGTTCCGTAAGCTCCAGCAGAAGTTACACTAAACTTAGTAGTGCCGTTGCTTTGAATATCTAAGCTACCAGACGTATCAGAAGTGATTACGATTCCGCTTGATGTTGATGCGTTAATTAATGCGGTCATAGTTTAACTCCTAATAATTCTTTTAAGTCGGATATTGTTAATCCCACAGAAGCAAGTTTTTCTGCTGGAGTTAAAGGCGCAGCTTGTGGTAAAGAATTGAATTGAGCTTTAATAATAGCGTCTGCTTCTTCTTGTGTAATAGAAATTTTATCGCCTATTAAATAATCTTGAGAACCGTCTTCTTCATATGCAAATATTTCATCTGTGCTTGTTTTATATAGTTTCATTATCTTAACTCCCACCATTTACCTAAACTTACTGAATCTGGCTCTACCTTATAAGTTGATCCGTTTGGTACTATTACGGTAATATTAGGATAATTATTTCCAGTAGTTGAATAAAATCCATTTGTAGTAATCGCAAATGTATCAATGTAAAATGTCACTGCTTTATTGCCACTAGCTCCAGCACTTACTCCTTGTACAGCTACCATAATTGGTTTTCCTGTACTATTTGTATAAGTTGTAGAGAACGCCCTACTAGCAGTAACATCTTGCCAAGTTTGTCCAATCCCAATAACAGCTGAAGTTAAAGCAAGAGTACCCGTTGTTGAGGGCATCGTAATTGTAGTTGTGGTTGCGTCAGTAGATTGCAGTGTTGCACTTCCGCTTGTAGCACCGTTTAAGACTAGTGGCATAATTTTTCCTTATAAAACAACCCAGCGTGAGCCAGTTGGTATTGTAACAGTAACGCCTGTTGCTATGGTAATTGGACCCGCTGAAGTGCCGTTGCTTCCAGCTGTCATTGTATAGTTAGACGATATAGTTTGTCCATTCTCGTATATAACACCTTGCGCTTGTGCTCCCCCACCTACTTGGCCCCAATAACCTGTTGTGTAGCTACCTACAGGTGAAGCATTTGCCCCAGGGTTTGAAGCCATTGTGTAGGTAAATGTAGTAGTCCCAGTAACTGTAATAGCAAAAGTACCATTATAAGCGCTGGGGGTAGCACCAGTAACTACTACAACAGCGCCAGAAGATAGCCCATGGGCGGAAGCAGTGGTTAAAGTAGCTGTCGTGGTACTAAAAGTAATTGTGGATATAGTAGTTCCAACAGCTGAGTTATACCCTTCAAACTGATTAGTAGTCGAATTAAAACGGAACATACCATAAGAAGGTAACGCAGAGCGTTGCGCAGTGGTTCCCGCAGGTAGTTTAATTTGCCCAGTACCACTAAAGGTTGCATCTCCAGTAGTAGAAAGGGTTCCAGTAATGGCTGTGTTACCGCCAATAGTAGCCGCTCCACCAATATTAGCTGCTCCACCAATAGCAAGATTATTTGGTATGTAAGGGTTGGTTAAAGAAACACCAACTGCGCCATTAATTGCAACAGATGAAACAGTTTGCGAAACGCTAACGGTGTAAGTTCCTGCTCCGCCTGTGCCAGTACCAAGCGCTGTAATAGTAGTACCAGAAGTAACGCCAGTACCAGATATGATTTGGCCAACAGCAAAAGTGCCAGTTATGGTACCGCCAATAGTTAGGGTGGTTCCTGATATAGAAGACGCGGTGCTAGTAGCAGCTGTAAAAGCATATAAAGCGCCTGCGGCCGATAGATTACCAATATCCGTGGAAGAGCCCGTAACGGTTAAATTGCCGTTTATATTAAAGTCCCCTGCCGAACCTGTTTGAGCAGAGTAAAAATTAGTGCCATCGGTATAGACTTGAGCGGTTACGCCGTTTGGAATAGTGACATATGAACCAGACGGCGCACCAAAATTTATGGCGTAGCCAGAAGGACTTCCAGTAGTTTGATTAGAAACTATGTACATTTTTGGCTGATTTTGCGGTGCAACTACTTTACGGATAGCCGAATTGTTGCCTTGCACAACAAGAACCATGTTACGCGCTTCATCCGATACGCCATCTAAGTTGGTCAAAGTACGATCAGCGTTAGACATTGTTATAGTCTGAACGCCAGCAACCGCCTGTTCAATTAAGTTCCAGTTTGTATTAGTCGTAGAGCCCCAAACGCCGGATTGTTCGCCGCTACCAATTTGCTGGATTTTTAGACTAGTTGTATATGTAGATGCCATGTGTTTCCTTATGGATACCTATTGTTTATAGGCACCCAAGTTGTTGTCTGTCCGTCATTAATACTTGTCCAAGTGCTTGCTTCCGTGTTGTTGACTGTCGCCCAAATCGCTGCCTGATTGTCATTAATCGCGTACCAACCTCGTGGGAATGGGCTGTCTAATAATACCAAATTTTCTGCGACTTGGCTATTAAATGAAGCAATTACTGTTATGGACTCGGCTGAAACAATATTTTCTGCTACCAAGGCATTATGAATACGAAGGGCCGTTTCGCTATCTGCAGTAGATATAGCTTCCGTAATGGCTGAATTATAGATTTTTACAACTACGCTAGAGTCTGCAGCGCTAATAGCTTCTGAAAGGCTGGATACAAAAGATGCTAAAACTGACTCTAAATCAGCAATATTTGTAGCTTCAGAAACAACTACCGTAAAGTTTGCAGCGACAGTTTGGGAATCGGCAGCTGTAAGACCCTCTATAATAACCTGAGCAAATGTAGCTACACCAACTGGAGAATCCCCAGCAGCTATTGCCTCGGTGACGGCATCGTTAAAAATACGAATAGCGATCGTAGAATCCGCTAGCGCAACCGCTTCAGTAATAGCACTAGCAAAAACAGCTAAAGCCGATGGACTGTCTAGAAACGAGGAAGTTTCTGTAATCACAGTAGCAAAAGCTGCTGTTACGGTTTGGGAGTCTAAAATAGACAATACGGCTTCTGTAATTGCTACGTTAAATGCTGCTAAGACAGCCGCAGAATCTGCGGAAGCTATTGATTCTGTTATTAATTTTGAGTAGGTTATTGCTACATCAGTTACATCTTGAGACGCTAGCGCTTCTAGAATTTCCGCAGCAAACGCTGAACCTGCTGTAGAAAAATCTAATGCATCTAATGCTTCGGTAATTACCGCAGGGAGAACCAGCCCGCCAGCTAAGTCATCTTGGGCAATAATACCTTCTAGGCAACTAGCTACAAAACTAGCTAAAACCGATTCTGTATCTGCTAAAACTGTGGCTTCAGTAATATCCGAAACAAAACTAGCTAAAGTAAACTGCTCGTTATCTAGATTAATAGCTTCTAGTATTGCTAGACTATATGCGTTAAATGCACTCCCAACAAAGGGCTTAGAAGATATAGCCTGCTTGCCAAACATAATTAAGCGTCTTCTGCGCCTTCGTAATCGCTAAAGCCTTTTAACACTTCGTAGATTGCTGGAATAATGTCTGTATCTTTAGGAAGGTCAGCAACCCCAATATAGTGAGCATTTTCTTTGACAGTAGCCATATTTCCATGCCTAGCTTCTTCATTAAAGTAAATAGCCACTTGCACTTGAATTTGGTCTTTAGTGCCAAAGAAATTAGTAATACGAGCATAGGCTTCGGGTGCTGGTACACCAAATTGTGTTTGCTCTAGGTTAAGTTTTAAAGCCATTTAATTCTCCTTAATAAGTTACTTCAGTAGTTTCAATCTTACAAACTGTTCTAATAGTTGTTCCAGCTTGCCCTGTAAAGGTAATTGCTAATCCACCATTGGTAGTATCTGCTGTAGCTGTTAATGTCCAAGTGCTTGCTCCAGCATCAGCAAAAGAAGAAACAACAGTAGGTGTGCCGACTAAAGCAGTTGTGCCAGCATTAGCCCCACGCTTAATTACTCCTGATATTTCCCATCCCTTAGTATTGCCGCCACCAGTTACAGTTGATACAGCCCAGCCTTTAAAATAGTAAGCAGAGTTATTAGGTAGGATTACTTGGTTTGTTCCACTTGCGGCAGATGCGTTTGAACAAAGAACAGTAGCCGTAGCATCTGTTGTTTGCCTACCAAGAACCAATATTGCTGATTGTGAAATCCCTTGACCTGTTGTTATTGGAGCATAACAAGCTGGAATTGCATGGTAGCCGTCTATACTTCTTGTTGTTCCATAACCACCAGCTAATATTCCAGAAAATTGTCCATTAACTAAATTATTAGCACCACCTACTATAGAGCCATAACTGTTACTTACATTATTACCAATACCACTACCAACAAAGCTACTTGTGCCTGATGCTGTATTGGCTGAAAAAGAAGCTGGATTGGGGTTAAAAGCACCTCCACCACAAACTACTGAGGCAATACCAGAAGATGTGTTTGAGCCGCCACCACCTGCAAAAGAAGCCCAACCAGAAGATGTGTTTTTAATACCACCACCTACAGTAGACCAATCACCACTAGCTACATTTCGGTTAGTCGCAGTTCCAGCATCGCCACCACCACCAATGAATGAGTATGAGCCTGTTGCTTGGTTATTACCACCACCTACTACTACTCCATGGGGGGTGTAAAAAGATAAAGTAATATTAGCCGCAGTTGTTGCCGCTTGGCTTATTGTGAAAGTATAGGCTGTGCCTGTGATGGTAGTTGATGCTACTGTTTGGCTTGTAGAAACAGTCCAAGATAAACCTGAGCCTGAAACAATATAAGTACCAGCAGTTACACCAGTTCCAGTTAAAACCATGCCAGCAATAATTGTGCCACTAGATACAGAGCCGACAGTAAGCGTTGTGCCTGAAATAGAACTTGTTGCCATTACTGCGGCAGTACCAGTGGTTACTGAAGATGTTGCGTAGGTATAGTTTGTTACACCAGTACCAGTTAATAATTGACCAACTTTAACACTGGCATTAGCAGATGATAAATATAAAGTTGTTCCAGCAGTTATAGCAATGGTTGTTGTTTGTGTAGTTACTGCGGCAGATGCTGTTCCTGAGTTTGTAAAACCACCACCAATAAAATTGTAAATACCAGCCGCAGTATTTAATTGACCACCTACTATTGTTGAATGAGTTGTAGTTGCAATATTTCCTGTTCCACCACCCACACAAGAATATAGTCCTAATGCGGAATTTGTATCTCCGCCAGCAACTACCGAACCAAAACCACTTGCAATATTAACTTTTCCACCACTAATAACACTACTTCCACCACTTGCTACTTGGTTAGCCGCAGCTCTAATAGTCTGCCAATCTACAGCATTAGCACCTCTAGCGTTACCGCCAGTAGTAGAGCCTGATGTAACCAATTGTGCTTGTATTGCACCAGCACCTTTAGGCTGTAACACCATTGGAATATCTGTGTCTGCACCAGCCGCAAGTAAGTAAGGAGAAATACCAGTTGCACCACCTGATGCTTGGATATAATTTACAGCAGAAGTAACATGGTTCACCCTAAACTGAGTTGTGCTTCCAGCAGTTTGAAAAGTTATAGGTGCTGTGCCTGATATAAAAAACATTGCCGCATTAGCAGCACCGCCAGTAACAATAGCAACTGAAGCAGTAGTATTTGAAATTATTGGATAACTATCAGCATTGACACCATCCCTTATCCTTAAAGTTGGAATACTAGATGTAATTGAGTTAGGTGTATAAAAATCTAATGATTGAGTGCCTGTTGAACCAAGCGAACGAATTACTGCACCAGCACCAACAACAGCATAAGCTGTTGCACCACTACCACCACCACCACCTGAAAAAGTAATTGCTGGCTGCTCTACATAACCTGAACCAGCAGTAGAAATGGTAAAAGAAGTTCCAATACCATAAGTAACTGTAAAAGTTGCCCCTGAGCCTGTGCCACCTGTTACTGATACAGGGTTAGATGGCAAAACTGAATATTGTGCAAAGTTAAGTGGAGTAACAGTAGTGATTGCTCCCGATGATACTGCTGTTACTGTATATGTTGCCGCAACACCAGTAGGAGTTCCACCCACAAGAGTTATTACATCATTAACTGTATATCCAGTACCACCACCTACTACTGTTGCTGTATTTGCAAACATTGCCGCAACAGAAGCAACAGCTTGAACTCCACCAGCAGTTTGTGGTGGAGCAATAGTTAATGTAGGAAATGATGTATAACCAGCACCACCATTTCCACTTCTATTAATAGCAGTTAAAGTTGTTCCATTACTAATATTCACACCTTTAGAACCTGATGCTATATCAACTGCTCCAGTTCCTTTAGGGTCTAACACTAATGAAATATTAGGGTCTGTTCCTTGTGTTGATATGACTGGTGGAATGGTAGTTGCACCACCTAATACATCAATATAGTTTGCAGAACCAGTACCTAAATCCACATTTCCTGTAGCTTCTAAGGTAGTGAACTTACCAGCTGCAGGGGTAGTGCCACCAATAGCTGGAGGATATGCTAAAGAGTCTGTAGTAACTGATTTGCCAGATGGATAGTCAATAAATACTGTAACTGGGGAAGAAAAAGTAGATACCGCAGAACCTGAGTTGCTAGATGATAAAATAGTAGTGCGGGTTAAAGTAGGCCCAGTAGTGGAATACGTGCCAATGCCTACTTCCCAGTTTGTGCCGTCAGAAGCCCCGTAGTATGTTGTGTTTCCGTTGCCAACCCCAGCTAAAGATTGATAGCCAGCAGAAGCGCCAAGCATGGTAAAGCTAACAGTCGTATTTGCTGTTGCTGTTTCCTGCGCCCGGTCTAAAAGTACAAAAGCCATAGTATTTCCTTATTGCCTATCATCAATTAACTCCCAATCGGTAGTTTCTACATTACCAATAGTACTCCACGTAGTAGTGGCTGTAGTGTTTACTGGATTAAAAGTGCTAATTTGATTATCGTTTATTTTAACCCAAGCGGCGCCTAATTGTACCTGATCAAGGCTAATATTCTCTATAATCCCCGAATTGAACACTTTTATAGCTATCTCAGCAGAATTTGCCGATAGCGCCTCTACTACTTGAGCGTAAAACGATGTTCCAGCTAAATTTACATCCGCAGCTATTAAAACTTCTGTAATGGCTACACTAACCGCAAAGTTGGATGAAGAGTTCTCTGCAGATGCCAAAGCCTCAATTACGGCAACAGTAAATAGAATAGACGCTGCTTCGGCATCTGCTGCACTTAGTCTTTCGGTTATTGAACTTATATAACCAGCCGTTACAGCACCAATTTCAGCAATACCAAGATTTTCTACTATTGCAGCGCCAAATGTTTGTACCGCAATACACTCATCGTAATAGGAGGCTATTAGCGACTCTCCAGCAAACGCCATCCCCCCAAAAGTATTTGCGCCAAATATAGAACCAGAAACGCTGTACTTTAAGTTAATAGATAGCTGCTCTGTTATGCTAGCAACAACTGTAGATAAAACGTTGTTAACTTCATTTACTGCAACTGCTTCAGTCAACGCTGATATAAATGAACCCGTTGCAGCAGCTAGCGAACTAGTAGCTAAAGTTTCAGTTATGGTAGTTATGTAAGCGGCAGTTACATTTACAGGGTCTAGTAAAGATACAGCTTCCGCTACACTGGCGCCTAAATTAGCGATAACTGTGGCTTCTGGGGAATAGGTATTGACAAACCCTTCACCAGCAAACGCGCTTTCACCAAAGGCACTACCACCGAATATGGTTGACGTCCTAACGGTTATTAAGTTTACATTTATATTTTCAGATACATTACTTGCAAAAGCTGTGGTTGTAGTGGGTAAATCAGCCGAAGTTATAGCTTCTGTTATAGATTTTGCAAAAGTTGCGGTTGTGGTTGGCGCATCTGCAGAGGTTATGCCTTCCGTTGCAGCAGAAGCAAATGTAATGGTATTACTTGGGGTATCTGTTAAAGCTATGGTTTCTGTTACGTTTGCGCCAAGGGAAACAGTTACAGAAGCTTCTGGGTAATACGTACGTACAAATCCTTCTCCTGCAAAGGCTGTTTCGCCAAACCCACTACCTCCAAATATAGTGCCAGTAGCGGAAAGTAATAGGTTTACATTTATGTTTTCTGTTGCATTACTTACAAAAGCGGTAGTTGTAGTTGATGAATCGGCGGAGGCTATGGTTTCTGTTGTAGATACTGCAATAGCGGTGGTTCTGCCTGAGGAGTCATTAACAGAGATATTTTCAGATGCGTCTACTACAAACGTGGCAATAACCGATTCAATATCAGTCTCGGCGTTAATAGCCTCAGTTGCGGTAATAGCAAATGTAGCGGTAGTGCTTGGAGTATCTGCTGCTGATATAGATTCTGTAACACTTCCACCAAGGGCGACAACTGCAGAAGCTTCTTGGTAATACGCATTAACTACATTACCAGCAAATGCACCTTCGCCAAATGCGCTACCACCAAACGTAATACCAGAATTTATGTAAATTAAATTAACTGATAGGGCTTCAGTAATTGCCGCAACAAGTGAGGATACGGCGCTGTTATTATCCGCAGAAGTTATATTTTCTAGTGCGTTTGCAAAAGTTGTGCGTAGTGCAGAAGATGTATCTGCTGAGGTTAGTATCTCAGTAACTGCCCCTACAAATGAAGCTACTACAACTTCCGAATCCGCCGCTGATAGCGCTTCGGTAACATCACCAAATACTGTACGTAAAGCTGTTTCTGAATCAGCAGATGCTAAGGCTTCGGTAACCGCTGTAATAAATGAAGCTGCTGCAATATTAGAATCGCCAGCGGTTAAGGCTTCTGTTACAGTGCCAAAAGTTGTGCGTAGTACAGTATATGAATCTGCTGCTGATATAGATTCTGTAACACTTCCACCAAGGGCGACAACTGCAGAAGCTTCTGGGTAGTATGAGCTTACAAACCCTTCACCAGCAAAAGCAGAACCTCCGAAAGTACTACCACCGAATATGGTATTAATACTAGAAAGTAATAGGTTTACATTTATACTTTCTACTACAGAACCCGTAAAAGCTGTGACTGTATTAGTTAAATCAGCGGATGTTATACCTTCTGAAACATTGCCTACAAAAGCTGTAGCTACGCCTTGTGAATCAGCAGATGCTAAAGATTCAGTTTGAGCGCTTAAAAAAGATGCAGCTGTAGTAGGTAAATCTGTAGCTGTTAGAGCTTCTGTTTTTGAACTTACAAAAGCAGTAGTTGTGGTAGCTAAATCGGTAGATGCAAGAGCTTCTGATACAACCCCAGCAAAGGTAGTAACTAAAGTAGAAGAATCCGCAGATGTTACAGCTTCTGCTATTACGACATTGTATAGCTGAGCACTTGTACCTAGAGTAGTAAACGGTGCTTGCGCAAATGCTGCGTAACCGAACATTTACGGCACCGCTACTTTATAGAATTACCCAACGAGACCCCGTTGAGACTGTTACAGTTACTCCAGTATTTATTGTAATTGGGCCAGTAGACATTGCACCCACGCTTGCTGGAACAGTATAGTTAGAAGCTACAGTAAGACCATTTAAATAAAATGGCACTGTGCTTAAGTTTAATGTTCCTGGTAATGTGGTATTTGAAGTTGCATCTAGGTATACAGCTTTTTCCGCTGGGTATGTAACAAATACGTTAACTGCACCAGAAAAAGTTACGGCACTTCCTGAATTAGAAGATGCAATAATTGTGGTTCTAGTTAACGTAGGTCCTGTTGTTGAATACGTGCCAAGACCTACTTCCCAGTTTCCAGAAGAATCAAACGCACTATAGTACGTAGTATTGCCGTTGCCAACAATGGAAAAGGACTGAAACCCAGTCACAGTGCCAGACAGGGTAAAGCTAACTGTCGTGTTAGCAGTACCCGTTTGTTGGACTCTATCGTTTAAGACAAGAGCCATTTTTAGCTCCTATTAACCAGTTGCTGTTGTGCTATATGTAACTGCTAAAGAATCGCCTGGGGCTACAGTTTTGCTACCACCAGTAAAGTTACCGCAAGAATACAAAATACCTCCAGTATTATCTTTGGTAGCCAGAGCACCAGAGCCGCCAACAATAAAACAGCCGTTTACTGTACCGCCAGTTGTAACAATAGAAAAAGTAATTGCTCCACCTGTTTTAGTTGTTAGGTTGCTTGGCGATGCGGTTGTGTTAGAAGACGCTGCAGTCCAGTTAATTGACTGACGGTTACCTGTGTAGTTAGGAGCAGTAGTGCCGCCAACTTCAGTCCAAGTATGTGAAAGCATTGTATCGTTATATGCGTAAGTAGCAGTACCACCACAAAGACCTAAATAATTAGCACCAGAGGCTGTACCACCAGCTGTACCAGTAGCGCCAAAGAAATAATCAAATAACGCTTGTTTACCTACAGCAGTAACTAAGTTAGGAGCTTTATCTTCCCACTTTAGGTTGCCTTCGGAGTCATAGCACTTAACATCATACCAACCTTGGATTCCCAAAGTCTCATCGTGCTGTGCGCCACGGGTTACTGATGCGCTTGCGCTGTCACCAAAATTTGATAATTCATTACTCATGTTAAGAAGTCCTTAAAATAGAAGTTGTTGATGTTGCTGTTGGAAAAGTTACAGTAAAAGTACCTGCTGCTGTATTTGTTTTATCTGAACCAAAATCCAACACCGCTACAGCCGCTCCAGTAGTGCTATTATATATCAAAGCTGCTCTAGTAGTAAAGGAAGCTGGGTTCCAAGTTACGTTATAAAACGATAAATAGGCGGTGTTAGTGGACGTATCCCCGACCGGGCCAACGCTAACGGTTAGAATCTTACCACCAGCCGTATACCCAGTTCCTGTAATTTCATTAGTAGTTGTATATGTTGTAGTCGTATTATCTAAGCTAGCATTGCCTGTATAAAGAGCAATTTTATACGTATATGGGGTCCCTGAAGCAAAGTTTTCCAGTCCCTTTAATAGATTAGTTTTAAATACGGTACACTGCCCCTGTACTATCATGAAACAACCCTATCTTTAATCTGCCCATCACGATACGCATCACCACGCTCAAGACCATCGCCAAGACGCTTAAGCTGAACCAAAGATTCTTGATATTTAGCTTCGTAGTAACCAACCAGATCCTGCTCGCCTTTCATAAACAGCATAGCTTCACGCATAGCGCCGTAGAATAGAACTGGGTCGTAGTTATCTCCTAACCAGCTTGTACCATTAGCATTTGTTATTGTACCTACTGTTACAGAAAAGCCAGAGCCAGTAGCGCCGAGGGAAGAACAGGAAAGAGTATCGCCAACAACGTAAAAATTACCACCAAACTTAAGAGTACAGGATGTAACTGTCCCGCCAGAAATAACAATGTCTGCAGATGCATTAGCACCAGACCCGCCTGTTAGGGCCACATTTTGGTAAACACCGTTGGTATATAGCGAACCACCAACCAGACCACTAAACGTAGCTATCTGCCCTTGAACAATGGTTGGTGGATAGTAGAAATAGTGCATCTCTACTACGTAGTTGCTGTCCGGTGTAGGGGCTAGGATAAAAGACAAAGAGTCAATGTTGCCGTACTGGGAACCAAATAAGGCATAGTACCTAGGAACTCCGCCAGGTATACCCTGATAAGCTGTACCAGAATAAACAACGCTAGGATAAGCTTCACGTAAGAAGTTAACGTCTTTATTTAGCAAATAGTTGTAATTACCTGACGAATCAATAATTGCTACAGAATACGAAGATAAATAATCGGAAGGAAGGGACAGGTACTGATTGCCTGAACTTACAGTACCCGTTACATTTTTACGAAGCGACGGGATTTGAACTGAGTTATATATGCGATCTTCAGCCTGCTGCACAAAAACAGGAATAGACGCTACAAATAACGCCTCTGTGTTCTCGGCATAAGCCTGAATGTTGTTGTATAACTGTTCGTAGTTCATTAGGGTTTACCCTTAAGCCATAGGCCCGTAAGCTTTACGACCTTTAGTCTGCGCTTTACCGCCACGGGTTACGATACCAGTGGTTTTTGTTGGCTTGTAGTTGTCTTTACTTACGTTGCCGACAGAGATTGTCATCTCGTTCATATACTTAGCACCGGATTCTTCAGACATAGCTGGGAGCTTGTTGCTTACTTTTTTACCACTCATTGTGTGTGGCTTTGCGTATGCTTCTGCTGGTTTATTATCTGCCATGATTATTTCCCGTTAGCTTTAATTTTAGCTTCGTTACGGCCCATTTTCATGAGGCCTTCATTAGTTATACCACCAGTAATACCTTTAGCTGGTTTTTTACCCACTTCAATTCCGACGTGTGAACCAGCGTCGCCAAGGTTTTTACCCTTAGTTCTGCCTTTGTGAGTGATTCCGTCAGCTGCGCTTTTATATCCCATTTTCTACTCCTAATTAATTGTTACCGTTCCTACCTGCCCCTGCCCAACCAAATAATTTGGTGTTTCATTGTAGTCGTACCCTTGTCCTACTGGGTTCCAACCCCACTGCGTATCTCTACTACCACCAGCTTGATAACCATAGGCCGTCAAACCTGATTGAACATAACTTAAATCCCGTCTTGGCTCCCGTACCGCTTGTGGGTCGTTGATAGGATACATACCTAATTGTAACTGAGGGTGGTCAGGGTCCCAACATGTTTTGCAAACTTTAAGCTGATAAGGCTTGGTTTTTATGATTTCTGTCTTTAAATCAACCAATTTATAACGAAAAGCGCATCTATCACATTCGGCAATTGCAAACTTACCAGACGAGAACTTATTAGGCATTAATAGCTCCCGATAAACATCCTACGTGGTACAAACCGCACAGGTGCTTTTTCTCTATCCTCATCTGCTGCTAACTGGAACTGCTGCTCATACTCTGCTTTTAAAGCCGCGCTGCGGCCTGGGTCTACGCCATCAATCTTGATAGACAGGTAATACGCCAAACCAGCCACTAGGCAGTTAACAAACCGGAACGGGATGTCAGAAATATTTACACCATTCCCAGCGTCTTGAATACGACGTAAGCGCCAATACACAAATTGATATGGTTGCGAACCATCCGGCGTAGGCCAGACTGAAACCGCTGGTAGATTTTGAACATAAACAGATGCTCCTGTTGAATGAACGGCTGCAGTTGTATTCGCTTGACCACGGGAACAAAAACCTAATTGGTTTCCAGATACATAGCCATAGGCGATGATCTCATTGTCAATTTGAATAAAACCGGCTGAGGCCAGGTTAGTGGTGCTGCTTAATGTGATAGTGGTATCTGTTGCTGAAATACCAGAAGCTAAAGTGTATGTGCTGTTGTTAGCTTGACCAGACATGCGCTGAATCCAAACTTGAATTGGCCGGCCTTGAGCTAGCTTATTTGGAATTGTAGCGTAGGTTGATACGCTGATTCGGCTGATGTTAATGTCTGTTTGGTTGGCTGTGCTATTAGCTTGTGTACGAATTTGGTGTTCTAACAAGTCAATAGTATCTGTTGGCAATGCGTATGTAGTTTGGCCTTGAACCAAGTTAATAGTTCCCTGCTCAATAGTCCACATGTTAATACCGCGGTTAGCCCACTCAACAGTTAGCAAATTCAAAGAACGACGCGCAGTTCTAAAGTCATAGCCAGTACGCAACTCGCTACCGCAACGCTCGAACGCTTCCTCAATCAGATCATTTAAATCTAAATTAAATAGCGTTGTGCCTGTGGTAAGGGGGGAAGGTACGGTCATCACTTAACCTTTTTAGTAACTTTTTTCTTTGCAACAGTTTTGGCTGGTACTTTTTTAGAAGCAGGGCGACCGCGTTTCTTAGCGACTTTTTTCTCAGCGATGTATGGAGGTGTGCCAAGCACAACCGGAAATGGCCACGCATTAAGGGTTTCGTCTTTAGCTGGACTAAATTTACTCAAGGCCCACTCCAAAAATTTCCTGATCATTTCTTAAATCCTTTCAAGGTTTCCGCAAGCCTAGCTCGCTTACCCATCTTGCCGGGTTTCTTTGCAGCTGCAGCTAGTTTGCTTGGCGGAATCTTTTCACCTTTTTTAACGCCTAGTGACGCACGTAGTGCTCCAGGTTTCTTAATTGCTTTTTGAATCCATTTTTCAGCCATTACTTTTTCCTCGCTGTTTTAGCAGATTTAATAAAGTCCGCTTTAGTAGGCGCGCCCTTAGATCCAACAGAGCGCATCTTTTCACCAGAGCCAGCTTTAATACGTGCCTGCTTTTTATGAATGTTTGCATAGAGCCCAGGTTTACCGCCTTCCTTTAACAGGACTGCGGATTTGGTAGCTTTCGGTTCTTTAGCAGGGCTAATATCGCCCATGCCACGAGAAGCTCGCATTACAGCTTACCACCGCCACATAGTTTTTCTACGTGGTCATCGTGACGTACGTGAGTAGCTGCGTGCTCGCCAAAAACTTCTGCATGAGGCTTGTGACCAGATGCGTGCATTTTTAGTGCCTTAGCCATTGTTTCATGCTTGATAGGCTCGATGCCTGCTTCTAATGCTGGGTGATCATTTTTCATACGATTTTTCCTTTTGTGTGACCTTTAGCTGCAATACCGCAGCCACGAACTTTACCGCCTGTTTTAAGTTTGGTAAGGTTCGTACCTTTACCGCCTTTGTGTTCTTGCGCATCGTGCATACGAAACGCTTTCTTAATGATCGCTTTATCTTGTTTGATGTCGGCTTTCATGTCTTCTTTCATATCGCTCTTTGCCATACTTATTCCTCTTTATTTCCTAGCCAACCTTGAAAAGTTTTGCTTTCGTAGATCCGTATTACAGACCAAACGATTGATAAAACAGCGGCGATGGCAGGTAGTATATTCACTAGAGTACCCAAAACAGTCATTATAGACAGCGCATCCAATATATGCTTAGCGGGTTCGCTGATGTGGTCAAAAAAATGCTCAGTCATTTTAACATTTCCATGCTCTTAAACTTTTGTTAATACGGCTGTCCGGATCTTTGGCAGTCTTGGATGAGGTGAGTTTCTTTTTCATACCTTCCATTCTTGCACAGAAAGATTTCTTGCGTGAGCCACCCTCGGGCTGTGGGGCTTTTAAACCCGGTTTCCCAGGGTTCGCCTTGTTGTACGAGGCTCGGCCTTTGGCATTCAACCCACCATTCGGATTTTTGCCTTCCTTGCGTGTCCATGCTGGTGTCTTAGCCATAGAACACCGTAGCGCCAGTCATGTTTGCCAATTGCAAGTAAATACCGACGTGACAAACAATCCCTTCACCAGGGAAAGATAATTCAAGAACGTTAGCTCCAGCAGTAACAGCAGCTGTATCAAAAGAAGCAACCCAAGGGCCGTGATTTGATTTATCTGAAGCTACATAAGAACACGCTGCACCGGCAGTAATTGAACCACTATTAATATCAGTAATAGTAAAAGTGTTAGCGTTGGTAACAGTAATAAAGTAGTTGCCGTTAGTAGCGGTACCGCCTGTACCAGCGCCAAAAGTAATACCAATTTGCTGGCCAGTAGCTAAACCGTGCGATGTACTTGTTACCGTTACAGTAGTTCCTGAACGAGCGTATGTACCAGCAGTAACTGGAGCTGTTGTTGAATCCCAAATATTAATGGTGCCTGCTGTAGCAGAGCCAGTAACAACCATCCCTTTAAGCCGCGTACGACCTAAAAAGATTTGACCAGAGCCGTTTAAGTGCCCTGATATTACGTCAGTTTGCATCATAATTAATCTCCTAAATTTTAAAAAGGGGGCCGAAACCCCCGGGGATTAATTAGTCAAAGTTACCGTATGGGTAAGCTGTTCTTGTACCGATGCTGCCGTCTGCTTGTGTGTACTGAAGAGTAAAGTTGTATTTACCTGTCAACGCAGTACGTGTATCTAAAGCAGTACCAACAATAGCAATAGTCACAACAACTTGAGATAAGCTAGGCTGACTTGCCAACAAAATGTCTGTAGAAGTAGCAGTCTGGTTAGTCATCTGAGTAGCTGTGAAAGTAGCCAAGGCTTGACGGCCAACAGCAGAAACAGCGCCAGTAGCGAAATATGTTGGAGTACCTGCAGCAGCTGTGTAGTTGTTAGAAACGTAAACAGTCTGTGAAGTAATAGCAGCAGAACCACCAGTAACCGCAGCCAAAGCCAAGCAGTCTACATAAATATTATCTAAGTCAGCGCCAGTAGGTACGTAGAAAACAACGCCACGATATACGTTAGTTGCTGTATCGGCTGGAATTGTCTGAACTACTGATGGGTATACAGAAGATGATGGCTGATAAACAGTAGCGTTAGTGTTAGGGATGCCGTTTGAGGTAACAAACTGACCAGAACCGCCAGCGTAGTTAGCAGCGCCGTTTGTAGTTACAGAAAAGTCTAAGTCAGCATTTTGTACTAACTGTGCGTAACCTACGTTACGGAAAGCACCGAAACGGGTGTCGCCAGCTAAAATTGGGCCTTCAAAGGTTGAACGTGCCATAATAAATTGTCCTATGCAAAAGTTAACCGTACAAATCGTTGCATCGTCTGCTGGGGCAGTCAAGTACGGTAAATCACCCAGTTGTTGTAATTCTACACCATTTTTTTGTTTATGTAATAGTTTTTAGTAAAATTGGTATACTTTTAAAAAAGGAATCCAATGAGCGCATGGCTGATAATTGTTACCGGGTTGATCTACACCTACATAGCTGCGGAACAAGGTTTTAAAGGAAACATGGGGATGGCTATCTGCTATTTTGGATACGCCTTAGGAAATGTTGGACTATATATGATGGCTACCAAATGACTACTATTGTTGGCGACTGGTCTAAAAAAATACTCGTTTCAGATAGTCAATTTTCTGACGACGATACAGGCATCAAATACTTCGATGAAAAAATCGTTCCGATAGACGGCGGATGGTTGGGAGTTGCTGGAAATTGGAGTGATTGCGATAAAGTTGTTGACTACATAAACAAAAAGAGCAAAACAAAGCCAAAGCTAAAAGCCGATAGCTCTTTTATAAAGCTAACTAAAGAAGGGCTTTTTTATTGCGGCGACGACCTTGAGTGGGAAAAAGCTAAAACCTTTATGGCTATTGGGTCTGGAGCTATGGCTGCAGAAGTATGTATGCGCATGGGTTTAACTGCGGAAGAAGCGGTTAAATGGGCCTGTAACGTAGATTTAAAAAGTCACGAACCAATTCAGGTGTACAAGCTAAACGATGCCCTATAAAGACCCGGCAGTTAAAAAAGCAAAGCATGCGGAATACAGCCGCAAACATTACGAAGGAAACTACGCTAAACGGCGAGAAGAAATTAACGTCAGGCGTAGGCGACTGAAAGCTGAATGGGATGATTTTAAGAAAACCCTAAAATGTGCAAAGTGTGGATTTAACCACCACGCAGCCCTAGATTTTCACCACGAAGACCCATCTACAAAAGAGGGTAACGTAAATAGATACGTATCAAATGCCCAATATAAACTGGCTTATGAAGAAATAAAGAAGTGCATAGTTCTGTGCGCTAACTGCCACCGAATACACCACTATGAAGAAAAAAACCCAGCCTTGTGAGCTGGGTTTTTTATTGGGTACATTCAGATTAGAATGAACCGCTTGAGCCCCAGATTCCGAGTGGATCTGACCAGCCGAAGCTGTAACGCTCACG